GACTATGCCATTAGGCGCGGCAAGATTAACACTATTAGCATTCCAGCCCACAGTGGCTGTTGAGGCTGAAGTCATTCGCAAGAAACAGAGCATACAGGCATTTGGTAACGCACAGATAGATACAGCACAATACAAGTTTGGCGGTAGTTCTGCGGACTTTGATGGAAGTGGTGATTATGTCACGGCATCCAACACAATTACGCTTGATGGCAATTTTACCATAGAGTGTTGGTATCGTGCAGATAGCCTTCCAGGCAGTGGATTGGTTCCTCTCTTCACATTCTCAGATGGACACCTATTTTATATTGGATACAGCGGTGGCAATACCGTTTATGATTTCTACAAGGCAGGAAGCCAGGTAACATTGGTCCCAGTAACAATTAATGGCTCAACTTGGTATCACGCGGCCTGTGTGCGTTCAGGATCCACCATAAGCATATATCACAATGGAACATTGAATACCACTGGAACATACAGTGGAACAATCACAGCCACACTGGATCTTGCAAAATACAGCACATACTATCTTGATGGACACTTAGATGAAGTAAGAATTTCAAACACAGCAAGATACACTTCAGGTTTTACACCAGACACCTTACCCTTTGTTAATGATGACAACACAAAATTATTACTACATTGCGATGGTTCTGATGGTAGCACATACTTTGATGACGACAATGGGGTTCGTGGGATAATTCCTTTCCGTGCTTTTGGTAATGCACAAATAGACACATCAAGATCTGTATTTGGCGGATCATCATTACTACTGGATGGAACAGGGGATTATATAAAACACATTCCAGTCCCCGCAACAGGACCATTCTATAAAATGAATCAGACTTTTACTGCTGAGTGTTGGTTTAACAAGGATACTGACACTGGTGATGGCACTTCTCTAATCCTATCAATTGGTGACGGATCAGGTGGTAGTAATTACGCATTTTCGCTGGCCGTTAGGAATTTTGACAATAAGATACAGGTGGTATTCTATCCAAGAGATGACGGATTAGCAAATACACAGGCAATATTCTATACTGGAAGTGGCAGTGCCACAATAGTTGATGACACTTGGAATCACTTTGCGGTTGCTGGCAATGGCAGTAATTTCTCAATTTGGTTAAATGGAACAAGGGTCTATACTGTGGCTCTTACAAACGCAAATGGAGTGTTTGGCGCAGATGGATCCGTAACCGTTGGTGCTAATTTTAACGGTGGATTATCATTTAACCAGGGCGGTAATGGTTGGATGGATGAGGTCCGCATTTCCACAGTGGATAGATATGGCGTAGGCAATAGTTCAATAACGGTTCCAACTGCACCATTTGTCAATGACGCAAACACACTATTATTATTGCATATGGATGGAACGGATGGTTCAACCCTGTTCCTTGATGACAATGGCGATTTTGGAACCACCAGAACGGCAATTGAAGTCACGGCAAATGGTAACGCACAGATAGACACCGCACAAAATCAGTTTGGTGGTGCAAGTGCATACTTTGATGGCACTGGTGATTATCTATTAACAGGCAGTGCAATTTCTCTGAATGGCACTGGAGATTTCACGGTAGAATGTTGGTTTAGGACTGACGATGCATCAACATCAGCAAGTATAATTGATTTTAGGGTATCAGGTTCAACCAATCCTGCACCAATCATATATTTTGCAAGTAGTAATGTATATTGGTTTGCCGCAGGTGCAAACAGAATACAGAGTGGTGCAGGTGGCACGGCACAAACCACAATTTCAGCAAATACTTGGTATCACATAGCAGTAGTAAGAAGTTCAGGTTCTACCAAGATGTATATTAATGGAACCAATGTTGGTGTAACCTATGCTGACTCTAACAATTATCCAAGCAATATCGCAACCATTGGTGAAAACTATGTTCTAAGTGCCCCATATGGCGGACACATAGACGAATTCCGTATTTCAGACACCGTAAGATACACTGCCAACTTTACGGCACCTACGGCACCCTTTAAGAATGATGCAAACACATTACTTCTACTGCATATGGATGGTGCTGATGGTTCAACCACATTCACTGATGACAATAAAACGGGTAGAGCCGCAGTTGGTATCAAGGCAATTGGTAACGGACACACAGAAACCAGCCAATCAAAATTTGGTGGAACCAGTTATGAGGCAACAAACCAAGGCAACTATTTGGATCTTGACAATTTTGGAGCACTGGGTAATGGTGATTGGACCCTTGAAGCATTTGTGCGTTTCAAGGTTTTATCAGGAGCACAGATGGTATTTGATTGGCGTCCTACATCACAACAAGGCGCCTATCCAACTCTATATGTAAGTGGAAGTAGTCTTGTATTCTACCAAAGCAGTGGATCAAGAATTAACAGTGGTGGTGTCTTAAGCACGAATACTTGGTATCACTTTGCTCTATGCAAATCAGGCAACTCCACAAAATTGTTTATTGATGGAACACAGGTTGGAAGCACCTATACAGATAACAACACTTATCTAGGTGAAAGATTAAGACTGTTTGGAGATGGATTTAGTGCTGGCAATGCCACACTTGATGGATTTGTTGATGAACTAAGAATATCAAAATCAGCAAGATACACAGAAAACTTTACACCAACAACAGAGTCATTCCAGAACGATGCTAACACACTCCTATTACTGCATATGGATGGCACTGACGGTGACACGGATTTCGTGGATGACAACGGTAAGGAGAGTGCATAATGAGTTGGCCCACAGTAACAGTTAGCACAACGCATATGGACCAGGACAGCGATATCGTTGTTCTTGCCCGTCCGGCAATCAAGCAGATGGCAGACAATGTGAATGCAATCAAGGATGCCATCACGGTTAATACATTCACTGACGATCAAACACTATACTATGATTCAGCCACTCAAACGGTGAAAGCAAGAACGCTGTCAGGAGTTGAAATTGGTTGGACGAAACAACAGTATTTTGATCAATCAACACTGACCGCGGCAACCAATGTAAGTTGGAATCTACAGACACAACAGACTGCAACGCTAACGCTTTCACAGAATGTAACCATAGACAATCCTACCAATCAACAGGCAGGTGCAACCTATGTGGTTATGATTAAGCAGGATGCAACGGGTGGCAGAACCGTTGCCTGGGACACTGACTATCTATTTGCCGATGGTGTGACACCAACCATAACAACCACTGCCAATGCCGTGGATCTAATCATCTTCTATTCAGACGGAACCAAGATGTATGGCAGCCAACTGAGAGACTTTTCATAATGGTATGGAGTATGCCTATGTTGCACAACAGCGGTTCAACATTTGACACTGACACTGCAAGCCATTTCTATTCACCTGGCGAACAACAGTTACAGAATAACAAGATGGCAAGTGTTGGAGTGGATCCAAGCACAGGTAAAGATTATGTGTTTTATTCATTTGACGATACGGCAAGTTTGCCTGCTGGTGCAGAGGTTTTTAATTTAACCAACATTGATGGTTTTCAATTGAATGCAGGTTATGATTATGAAATGATTATAGAAGGCAGTTTTTTCCTATCTCAGTTATATAATAATTATGATCCCAATCAAACCTATGATGTGGTATTTAGGAGAGGATTCATTACCAGCATAGATACATTCACAAATGCACACGAAATTGCAAGGTTTTCAAGCAACACCACTGGTGGATTGCTGTCATTTAGAAGATATGTAGGCATCAATATGGATTATGAAAGCACAAGAAACAATTTTGTTTGGAGTTTAGAAAATGTAAATTATGATAATGGAAATTATTCAGTGGCAGCCGTGAGAGGAACTTGGGGTGCCTATGTAATACCTGCCAGAAGAGAGATTATTGGCAATGTTTAAGAATTCGTGCAACTATGCCAACGGCACGATGTATAAGAGTTGGCATAAAAATATAAACAAAGGAGACTAAAATGAGTGCGGCAAGCAATTATTTAGAAACAAAACTATTGGATCACAGCCTAGGAACAACTTCCTGGACTATGCCACCATCAGTATATGTTGGTTTATTCAAATCAACTGTTGATGCGGCAACAACACTTGCAAACCTGGAAGCAGGAACGCTAACTGACGAAGTGTCAGGTGGTAGTTATGCAAGACAAACAATTTCGTTCAATGCGGCTTCAAGCCCAGGCGGAACTGCAACCAACAATGGTGCGGTAACTTTCCCAACTGCAACTGCAAACTGGGGCGATATCACACATCTAGCATTGATTGATGCAAGTTCAGGCGGAAATGTATTGTATGCGGGTGCTTTAGATTCAACTAAGACTGTTGAGACTGGAGACAGTTTCGTTATTCAGGACGCTAATCTTACAATCACACTAGCATAAGGAGTCCTTGCCCGTGGCACAGGATACCTACTATGTAGAAAGTGATTATGTGGTATCTGGATACTTTGGTGTCCAGAGAAACGCCACCATCACCTGGCAAATTGGCTCCTATACAGAAGCCGATTATGTCGCCACGGATTATTTTGAGGACTTTGGCACAAGAGGTTCCTTTGCAACACTAACTGTTACCACGGTTCAGGTAGAAGGCTCAGCCACACTATCAGCCAGTGCCAGTGTATCAGCAACAGGAACTAGACAGCACAATGCTTCAGCCAGTGCAAGTGCCAGTGCTTCAACAAGTGTAACTACACTTGTTCAGAGAGGTGGAGAAGCAACATTTAGTGCTTCATCATCACTGTTAGCAACGCCTAACGCAAATAGAGGCATTGAACAAACACTAACCGCAACTGCAACACAGAGTGCAAGTGGCGGTGCTCTAAGAGGCACATCACCAACATTCAACACTGTCACATCACAAAGTGTTAGAGGTGATGTTGTCATAAGAAGCAACACAGCCACTCTACAGGGTGCTTATGCGATAGCGGGCCTAATGGGCATACAATACACCATTACGGCAAGCAACAACAAGAGTTGGGACTATGAAAATAGAACCTGGCAAACATACTGGGGACAGGTATGGGGAAGACCCTATCTTGTCATTGCGGCAGAATCAGAACTTGACGCAATACCTGGTGTTGCTAGAGACAGTGGAGCAGTTTCCTTTGTAACAACTGCAACGATTACACCAGTAACAAATGTTGGTGAAACAACACCAGCAAGTGCAACACTTGACTCCACTGCAACTCTAACATCCACTGTGGGTGCTATAAGAGGCATCACTGAAACATTAGACAGTGCCGCAGAATTCAGTTCTGTGGGTGCCGTTGCGAGAGGCATTGAATTACAACTTGATGCCCAAGCCGCCGTTGATGCGATTGCAATACTTGAGATTAGTGCAAGTGCAAATCTTATCGCACAAACGGCAATTGATGTTCTTACAAATGCTGAAGCGGATCTAAGCGTATCAACATCACTCTTTGCAATACCTAATGCACTGAGAGGATTGCCAATTACACTAGAAGGCATTGGATCACAGAGTGTTATATCATTCGTTGGAGAAACAACTCCTGCGAGTGCTTCATTGAGCAGTGCAATCTCTGTTCAATTCATAGGCAATTACATAAAGAGAAACATACAGGCAGATTTACAAGGCGTTGCATCAACACTGGCAATAGGAGGATTAATTACATTTGATCCTTATCGTGAATACAATGTTGATCAAGAAACAAGAACTATCAAAGTATTACCAGAAACTGGTGTTTTCTTGGTAGATAAGGAAAATAGGTTAAATACAGTAATACAGGAAAATAACGGTATTTTGGTTCCTCAGGAAACCAGACGCTTGGGCGTTCCAATTGCCACATATTCAAGAAGGAGAGAACTAGCGTGACTGACATAACGGGTTTTAGAAAAGACATAGTCAGCAGTTACATTCCCAAGGATCCGGATAGCGAACTGACATACACTGTGGATTGGACTGATTGGATGCCCACAGGCTCCACTCTATCCACCGTTGCAGTTACGGTTAGCACAATATCTGGTGACGCGGCACCACTAACCATTGAGGGAAGTGGGCAGGTTACATCAACTGAAAAGGCGTATGTAACACTGAGTGGCGGAACTGCTGGAGAAATATACACAATCAAGGTAACAATTACCACTGACAACGGAGACATTGATGTAAGACGCTTCCGTGTCAAGGTAGAGGAGCGTTATATCTAATGAGTGACACGCCTGAAGAGCAAAACAAGCCAGATTACAAATCTGTCGCCAAGGCAAACAGGGATCTCGTAAGAAGACTTTCAGAGATACACTGTTCCCTTGATGAAATTACTGCGGTTACAGGCATATCAAAGGCAACACTGGAAAAGAAATACAAGAAAGAAATAGATGAAGGCAAGGCAAACGGAAAATTAGGACTGAGAAGAACACAGATGACAAAAGCAATGGATGGAGATCCTAGAATGCTTATCTTCTTGGGTAAAAACCTACTGGGACAATCAGAAAATCCAATGGGTGGTGACAACTCAACACCATTACCTTGGACGGATGAGGATATCTAATGCCATTAAGCGAAGCACAGAAAACCGTTGCACAGAGTGATGCCCGTTTTAGAACACTGGTGGCAGGACGCCGCCTGGGCAAATCAACTCTTGGCATTAGAGAAATCTGTAAGTTCGCTAGCCAACCAGGCAAGGTATGTTGGGCAGTGTGTCCTTCATACAGGCAAGCAAAAAACATATGGTGGTTGAAACTGAAAAGAAAACTTTTTCAACTGCATTGGATAGACAAGGTGAATGAAGCGGAACTGACAATATATTTGAAGAACGGAAGTCAAATTGCTCTCAAGGGTGCAGAAAACTATGACAGCCTAAGAGGTAACAGAGTTGATTTCCTAGTTATGGATGAGGTTGCTGACATAAAACCAGAAGCATTCTACGAATCAATTCGCCCAACACTGAGTGATTCAAAGGGCAAGGCACTGTTCCTAGGAACACCCAAGGGACGCAATTGGTTCTATGATTTATACACACTGCCAGAAGCGGATGATGAATGGGCCAGTTGGCAATACACCACTGAAGAAGGTGGATTCGTTCCGGAAGAAGAATTAGAAAGTGCCAGAAGGCTGTTGGACACAAGGCAG